TGGAGTTTATGCCAGGCGGATGTCCAACTCTTTGCGTGCCACGGAAGTCCAACTTCCTTTGGAAGACTATAGCCCCCATTCATCCAGCGTACAGGGTCAAGAAGGTGTGTAACTTTCATAAATGCAGCTACAGTCGTTTTTTCAGATGTGTTTGGATCACGGAGTACTAAACTGCACTTTCTATTGCCACCAGAGCAGTCAATAGAATCGATAAGTCTAGGAGTATCAAACCATGCAGATTCACTCTGAAATTTATTTATACGGAAAACTTGTGAAAGGGTTGGAAAGTATGTCTGGAGTTTGGAGTACCCATTGACGGCTTTTAATGAATCTGGAAACGGGGAAGAAATGAAACGAGGTGTTGGAACTTTCATCCCCCGGAGTTTATCGGTACTCATCTTCTTTTTGACATTAAGATTCCTATGTTTCGTGTAAAAGCGCGTAATAAAAAAATGGATACTAGCAGCAAAAATGGCAGCACAGGCAAACCTTGACGTGAATTTGAAGAAATTCGACATGAAGAGGATCCCCCAAGACGCCGTAGCCGTTTTTATTGGTCGCCGCCGCACAGGAAAATCGACTCTTGTTCGTGATCTGCTGTACCATCACCAGAATATGCCCCTTGGAACTGTTATCAGTGGAACGGAGGAGTCAAATTCATTCTACAGCAAAATGATCCCTCCTCTTTTTATCCACGGTGAGTACAATTCGCTGATTTTGAGCAATTACGTCAAACGCCAAAAGATGATTATGGCGAAAATTATGGCGGAGCAGGCTGCAGGTCAGATGACTTCTAAATATGATCCGCGCTCGTTTATGATTCTAGATGACTGTATGTACGACGACAGCTGGACACACGATAAGAATATTCGCTACCTTTTCATGAACGGTCGTTGGTTAAAGGTATTCTTTTTGATTACTATGCAGTATCCGCTGGGTATTCAGCCTGCTCTGCGCACGAATGTTGATTTTGTCTTCATTCTCCGCGAACCTTATATGACAAATCGTAAGCGCATCTTTGATAACTATGGATCTGCTTTCCCGAATTTTGAGTTTTTCTGCCAGATTATGGACCAATGCACGCAGAATTACGAGTGTCTCGTGATTGATAATACAACGCAGAGCAATAAGTTAGAGGATATCATTTTCTGGTATAAGGCTGAAATGCACCCTGAACACTTTAGAATTGGCGCGCCTGAGTTTTGGGCCCATTCGGCTGCACATATGCGCGAGCGTGAAGAGTCTGGAAATACGTACAATCCTAGTTCGCATCAGAGGCTGAAGGGGCCACCGATTACGGTGAAGAAAATGTAACGGTATCCCGGTTCTTTCGTAATTGCTACTGCTAAGCGCTCGTCCTTTGGACGAGCTGTCGCTTAATTTCATAAAAAGGAAACTCGCCTGTAAAATATAATGGAGTTACCTTTTTCTCTTCCGTTTGACATGAGCACACTTCTCCTCGGATTCGCGCTCGTTGCGACTGTTATCTTCGCAGTTGGGGTCTATCGTTACTTCTTTATGGGGAAGACAGTCATTGGAAGCGACTGTAATCCGCAGATTGAGGGTGCATGCGGCGAAGGCGCAGTTTGCCACCCCGATGAGTCTGGTAAGAAAGGTGTCTGCTTTCCTACGGCCACTCCTGAGGCCATGGCTGCTCCTGCTCCTGTAGAAGAGGAACAGGTCCAGGAACAGCAGGAGGAAAATCAACCCCAAGAGTAGTAAATGGTACGTTCAATGAAAATGACCCCATTGGCATATGTATTCGTCTCTTTTCTGGTCATCCTTGTACTGATCCCTGTAGTGCGTATCCTTTTCCCTGGTGTTCTCTATGATGGATTTGCCGATTTAAGCACATGCAATGGTGTTCTCTGTGAAGAGGGACAGTGGTGCCAGGATAATACATGCAAGTCGAAGACTTGGAAGGGCGAACAGGATCCGGTCGGTGCATCTTCGTAAATATAAAAGTTAAAAGTTATTACTTTTTCGTTTTATATATTTATTCCTTCTCCATCTTGCGCTGCATGGCAAGATCGGCAGGGCCACTGAACATAGAGTTATACTCATTTGCGGCAGCATTGCTGGGAGCAGGCTCCTCACCATCAACACGAGAAACACTGTGTGTAGGGCCGCTTCCACGCATGCGGTTGCGATTCTCGCGCATGAACATCTCGCGATTGTCCTCGTTCTCCTTGTACTTCTTCATGAGGTTGTTAAGCTGCTCCTCGGCATATTCCTGCTCATTCACCTCCGTCGGTGCAGGATCCCACGGGAGCCACTTTCCAACCTCTCCGAGGAAGATATTGTGAAGAGTATCAGCACGCTGGAGCTTCTTAGAACGAGCCTCCGCCTCTCCCCGAGAGCCATAGACACCGCGGATCTTGAGGCCACGGACCGTTGTGCGGAAATCATTCTTTGCAAAGAATGCCTCTTCTAGCTTTGTCTTGTTCTTGAAATTGAAGTCTTCATACTGCTCCTTGAGCTTGCTCTCAGTCATCTCCTTCTGGTTTTCCTTAACGAAGTTCTGGAAAGTATCCATTGTCGTATCGATGCGGAAACGGGAGTTGCGGCAGAGTACTGCACAGCCACTGAGATCCTTCTTCTCGAACTCAAGGGCCTTCTCCTCGAGCTTATCGTTGAATGTATTCATTGTCGAAACGAGGTACTTCTCAAGATTCTGCACCCGCATGTTTAATTCATACTGTTCAAGGAACTTGGAAAAGTAGAAAACATCCTTGTCGGCAAGAACCTTCTCCGGACTCAAGAAACTGAGGAGGCAAAATTTCTGTCCCGGAACCTCAGGGTCTTCATTCAGGAAGTCCTCATTAGCAGCCATTCTATAAAGACGTAGTGTTGGATCTTTTTAAGTAATACGCAGTTTGGTATGAAAAGGGCGCGCTAAAAAATCTTTATACACAATATAGAATTCAATGGACTTCACTACGGAGATAATCAATCGTGCGATCAAGTATCTTATTGAGGGCCTTTTCGTCGCGATCGCGGCGGTCTTCATCCCGAAGAAGTCCCTGCCGGTCGAGGAGATCCTCACGCTCGGCGTTGTCGCGGCGGCGGTCTTCGCGATCCTCGACGTTGTCAGCCCCAGCATCGGCATGACGGCGCGCCAGGGTGCTGGCTTCGGTATCGGCGCGAACCTCGTTGGGTTCCCGATGCGCGCGTAAGTGCAAGTGCCAAGTGCAACTGCAGTAAATAAGTAATTTTATATATTTTATATTCTTGAATAATAATTTAAGAATATAAATTTAAGTACCAACTGTATGCAATTTACCGCTTCCGTGTAGTTCTCTTAGTACGTTTTGCATTTCCCTTGCGTTTTGTCCTGCGCCTTCCTCCACTTGTTCTATTAAATAGATCGTCTCGATCATCTCTTAGCCTTTGAAGTTCAGCTTCTTGTTGTTCTGTTTTATACGGTATAGCTCTAAGGCTTTCTATAGCTCTTTCAAGGTCACCTATTCTTCTAGCACTTAGTTGTAATGCTGCTGGAGGAGCTGGAGAAGTTGATACTGCACGAGATAAATTATTTTCGGTAAATCCTCTTATACGACGAAGTAAAGGATATTCTACTTTAAATTCTCCATTTATTGATGAATTATTTGATCCATTTCCTGATTCATTCGTTTCGTTTGTTGATGCAAGTTTTGATCCATCTTTGGAACCATCTTTGGAACCATCTTTGGATACAATTCTTGATTTTCCTTTAACAGGAGATGTGAATGCAGATGGTTGCCGAGATTCTTGTACAGAAGCAGGATCAGATACAATTTCTCCTCCTGGTGATCTGAAGAGTGATGTTGCAACACCTGAAGTAGGTTGTGATGCTCTTATAGGAGTTGATGTAACAGAAGAAAACTTATTAATTTTAGCAAGTTGAGCAGCAGCATTGTCAGGAACAACAGCAACAGGAGCAACAGGAGCAGCATCGTTAAGAACAACAGCTACAGGAGCAGCATCCCCAGGAACAGCTGCAGGAACAACAGCAGGAGCAGCAGGAGGAGCAGGAGCAGCAGGAGCAACAGCAGGAGCAGGGCGAAAACGAGCCGCTTTAGCTAATTTTCTTGTTTTATTTGCATACGCACGAGCAGCTTCGCGGCGCCGATTTGCATTACTTTCTCCTTTATTATTTCTAGCCTTACGTGTGAAACTAGGAACTTTCTTATCCTCTTCACCTATAATCTTCATTCGTTCATCCCACGTAAATTCAGGATCTTCACCTTTGAAATATCCACCACTATCATAATCTTTATATATATTAAAGTTATCTATAATATTCTCTACAGAATCAGTATCATAAAATTCTTTAAGATCCAAAGGTGAAGAAAAGATATGTTTATGAATATCAATTTCTTTTTTGTCACTGCCATTATATTCCTCTGCAGCCTCTTTTGCAGCCTTGACTAAACCTTCATAGTATTCATCATCTTCTAGATCCTCTTTTTGTAATTTATATATAGCCGCTCGTTCTGTATAGTCTATATAGCGATTTAGTGCCTGTTCTTTCTTCACATCAGGGTCGGTAGAAGGTTCATCTGTATCAACTGCAATATAGTGCTGTAAGAAATTATTCTTATTTGAATCTTCTACAGGAGAAAGGTGCCATGCTCTACCCTGCTCATCACTGATACTCGTGACAGGGAAATCTGCAGTTTGGAATATAGCGTCCCTATTCAATAGAAGTGCAATCGATCTAATTTCATCTAAGAATTCACCCCTTTTCTCTGTATAATCTATGCGAGTATTTACATCTTTCCTAGCAAGTTCCTTAGGAGAAAAGATTGACTTCTTAGTTGAATCTTTCAACATATCATTTAATATAGATTCATCATAGTCGCATTTTTCTCCTAATACAAACTTTACAATATCCTTCTTTTGGTTCAATGAATATGTATGTTTAGTTTCTAAGAGAAACTTCCTAAATGCACCATTTCCTTTATTCAGAAACTCTTTGAGCTTCAAGAAAAAAGATAACCGTTTCTGTATTTCATTCTTTTCATTTGAAAAGACTTCCACTATATAGTTTTCTATTTCTTGACCACCACCTTGCATGTTATCTCTAGGTATATTAAATGTTTTTATAAATATTTCATATATATTTGTATAATTCTTTTTACTATTTTCTTTTCTTGCAGAAAATTGTCGATCTGTCTCATTAACAATAAGTTTTATACTATTCACTTTAGTATCTATATCAGGAATCCGAAACCCTGAAAGTAAACTACGTAATTTACCTTTTTCATTTTGCCTTATAGTACTTAAT